GGCCGAAGACTTGCGAGAGCAAGTGCGGGAGAAACGCACGCTCCAGCTCCAGGTTCGCTGGCCTGGACATGGTCATCACACACAACATGTGGAGGAGAAAGAAGAAGAGAAAAAGAAGTTTGTCCGCCGCTGCACTCGCGATGGTTGCAAGGGATTTCTCAGCACCGCATGGAAATGCGGCATCTGTGAATGGTTCAGTTGTTCGAAGTGCTTTGTGGTGAAAGGCAAGGCACATGATGCTGAACATGAGTGCAAGAAGGAGGACATCGACACGGCAGAGCTTATCAAGAAGGACTGTAAGCCGTGCCCGAAGTGTGGTGAATTCATTGAGAAGTCCAGCGGCTGCTTTGCCCCTGATACACCGATTCTATGCTGGAATGGTGATATCAAAATGTCACAGGATATCCATGAAGGAGATGAGTTGGTGGGTGATGATGGGACCAAACGCACCGTTATTGCAACGGTGTCAGGAGAGGATACCATGTACGAAGTGAAACAAAATAATGGAATGACCTATACCGTCAATTCTAAGCATACACTTGTTCTGAAGTATCGAACAAATGGTGTCGTTCAAGACTGTGTTATTCCAGTTGTTGTACAAGACTATATGGTACTTCCTCTTGAATCAAAATCACACTTGGTTGGATACAAATTCAATCCTACTACGCATAAAGAGGAATATACAGAATTTCATGTGAAGGAAGTTGGAAAGGGATCCTATTTCGGATGGAGCATTGATGCTAACCGTCGATTCCTATTGAAAGATACCACTTGCGTCAAAAACTGCGATCAAATGTTCTGCATCTCCTGTCAAACTCCCTTCTCCTGGAACACAGGCAAGATCGTCACCTCGGGTCCGATTCATAATCCCCACTACTACGAATGGCTCAAGCGAAACGGCGGAAATGTTCAGCGTAATCCCGCCGATGTTCCCTGTGGCGGTTTCCCCCACGCCTGGGAGCTTGTCCGCTTTCCTCGCGGCGTCAATAAAGACATCGCCAACATGTTCTCCGAGTTTCACCGCATCTGCATGGAACTACAGGACATCTCTACGCGAACCTATCGCAGCCATCTGGATCAAGATACTATGAATGAAGTCAATATCAAGTTCTTGCTGGATGACATCGATGAAAAGAAATGGGGACAGCTCCTTGCTACTAATGAAAAGAAGCGAAAGCGCGATAGCGAGATCCAGGAAGTACTGGGTGCCTTTCGTATGGTGGCCGTGGAGCTCATCAATCGTGTCCAGCAATTCACGGATGGACCCATTGTACGCTTTACGGATCTCCCTGCTCCAAGGGCAGAGGCATTCATCCTTGAACTGAATAAGGAGATTCAGGAGCTGGTTCGCATGATTAATGATGCGCTACGCGGAATTAGCATCTCCTACTCTTATAGCGTCCCCTATATCTCTATGACACCTGCCCAGGGAGATCGATTCACCTATTACGCCGCACGAATCAAGAACTTTGGCGCGGAAGTCAAGAAGAAGCGGGAGAAGAAAGGCGTAAAAGAGGAGTTGGATGATGAAAAAGAGGAATAATCCCTCGTCGAATTATCTTATTTTTCTTATATAGGAAATGACATATGATGTTATCATTGTGGGTGCAGGTATTGCAGGACTGCGAGTAGGGCTCCAGCTTCTTCGCCATAAGGTGTCCTGCTGCATTCTCGAAAAATACAATTACACGGGTGGGCGCGTCGTTACCTTTCAAACCAAACTTCCGAAAGTCGGCGAAGTTCAGTGGGAAAATGGTGCAGGGCGCATCTCTACCTCGCATAAAAAGGTTCTCTCCCTTTTAAAACAATATGATCTTCATACTGCGCCCATTTCACCCGACATGGTGTATTGTGATACACACAAGACTTCCAATGATCATTCGGATCCCTTTTCGCAACTGCATGACATTTTTTTGAAACCCCTTCAGAGTCTTCCCAAAGAAGTGCTACAGATGCATACCATAGGCGAATTACTCGAGAAAACAGTGGGCGCTCATACAGCGAAACAATACTACCAGACTTTTCCCTATTGGTCCGAGATTCATACCATGCGTGCCGATGCCGCGCTTATTTCCTTTGATCGTGAAATGGGTTCCATGAAAGGATTTGTGGTCTGTGTCGAGGGTCTTTCCTCTTTGATGAAAGCCATGAAGCAGGACTTTCTGGAAGGCGGCGGCCATATCCAATACAATTTGGAAGTGATGTCGCTTGCTCGACATGAAGGTGGGGTAAATTTCCTATGCAGAGAGCAACCATCCAATTCCTGTGTTAAGATTTTGGGTCATGTCGGCGTCCTGGCCCTCCATCGAAATGCTGTGGCGGCGATTCAAGGCGTCAAAGATTTATCCGTTCTTTCCCATCTTCGAATGGAACCATTGTTTCGTATGTACGCCGTCTTTCCCGTTCGAAACGGCAAGAGCTGGTTTTCTGGGTTATCCAAGACGGTTACAAACAGTCGGATTCGGTTTTTCATTCCCGTGAATCCGAGTAAGGGTGTCGTCATGATTTCCTACACAGATGGTGCGGATGCCGAATACTGGATGAAGAAGTCGCCTGCAACGATTCAACGAAGAGTCATGGCGGACATTCGCGCACTCTTTTCGGATTGCACGGTCCCTGACCCTCTTTTCTTTAAGTTGCATCCGTGGCATGACGGGTGTACCTATTGGCTTCCTGGCAAGTATGACATTGAGGAAGAGAGTCGGAAATCGCTCCACCCACTACCGCGTGAAAACCCAGGATTGTTCATGTGCGGCGAATCCTTTTCCGTTCATACCTGCTGGATGGAGTCGGCACTGGATCAGGCGGATGATTTGCTGAATCTCCCCGCGTTCCAGTCGAAGATAAAGGCGCTTAAATAAGGGCCATCATGGATCCATAGAATGTGCGGTATCTGGGCTCTCGTCCATCTAAAGAAAAAGAAGCTCAACCGCGCACAATTGTTTCAGGATTTCTGTCACTTGGATCATCGCGGGCCCGACAATTCCTACTTTGAGACCTATGAGAATGTCATGATCGGTTTCCATCGCCTGGCCATTGTCGATGACACCTTTTCGTCCAATCAACCCTTTATTCTGGAGGATTCCCAGCGTACCGTTGTGCTGATCTGCAACGGTGAAATCTATAACTATAAAGAGATCATCGAGTCACAGTCTCTTCCGCCTTGTAAGAATGATTGCATGGTATTAGCGGAACTCTATATGAAGCTGGCACGTCGCGGTCAGGAATACGATTTCGACCGTCAAATTCGTCACCGTGTCAAGGGTGAGTTTGCCTTTGTTCTCTTTGAATTCGATCGACTAAAGAATTTGAAGAAGGTGATTGCGTGCCGCGATGAAATTGGCATTCGCCCCTTGTATGTCAATCAGCAGGTCGATACGCTTTTGTTTACTTCCGAGTTGAAAGGTGCTGCCTCTTATCCTGAGAGCATGATTGAGTTTCCTCCTGGTATGATGCATGTGTATCATATCAATGAGCTCGGCCTGGTTCGCCAGGAGCAACGGTCATGTACCACACTTCAAACAGTTTCTGCAAAGGTGGATCTGCCTCATCTGGATCTCGTTCGCACGGCGGTCATGAATTCCGTGCGGCGGCGCCTATGCGCAGACAAACCCATTGCATGGCTTCTCTCAGGCGGCGTCGATTCCAGTCTGGTCGCCGCCTTGTCCGCCAAGATGCTCGGCAAATCCATTCGCACCTTTTGCTGCGGAATGAAAGAGGGAACGGATCTCCAGTTTGCCCGCAAGGTGGCGAAGCACATCGGCTCCCATCATACCGAGGTCTATTTCACACCCCAGGAAGGTCTTGATGCGATTCGAGATGTAATCCGCACGATTGAGTCATGGGATACAACGACGGTGCGTGCCTCTGTGGGTCAGTATCTCGTTTCCAAGTACATTGGAACTCAGACGGACTGCAAAGTGGTCATGGTGGGTGAAGGACCTGATGAAGTCTGCTCCTCCTATCTCTTTAACTGGTATGCGCCTAATGGTGAGGCACTTGACGAATCTGCAAAGGATTATGTGAAGAACATCCATTATTATGATGTGAAGCGTGCAGATCGCTGTATTTCGCGTTGGGGACTCGAGGGTCGTGTTCCGCTGCTGGACCCTGAGTTCATTCAGGCCTATTGGTCGATTCCAGCAGAATGGCGCATGCCGACCTATAAAAAGATGGAGAAGTGGTGGCTGCGCGAGGCCTTTTCGAATACGGATCTCTTGCCTGATGAAGTGCTTTGGCGCAAGAAGGAGGCCTTTTCCGACGGTGTATCAGGCGAACAGTCATGGTTCCAGATCATTCAGGAGTGGGTAGAGGACAAGGTCTCAGCAGAAGAGATGGAAAAGGCGGAGGAGACCTATCCTTATTGTACTCCGACCACGAAGGAGGCCTATTTTTACCGAAAGATCTTCTGTGAAGAGATTGGTGCTCATCGCCAACGGGTGATTCCTGGGTACTGGCAGCCGAAATGGTCAGCTAATGGCAAAGAGGTCACGGGATACATCGATCCTTCGGCGCGTGTGCTGATGGTGTATCAGACCCCATCTGTGTAAAATGTGAAGATAAATAAGTTTATTCGTAATAGAATGGCGAACCTAGATGATGAATGGTTCTCCTTGGACCTGGAAAGCAAAATAAATAAAAAAATAGATTCGCTGCAAGAACTCGTTCATCAGCAAACCATGCTCATTGAATCCCTTTCGTCTGAAATTAAACAGTTGAAAGGGGAACTCCATTTTGTGCAACATTCATCTACTTGTCAGCATCTATCCTCCCAAAATGATCGTACGCATCAGCTGTTGGAGGAGCTAAAAATCATCAAACAGCGCGAGGTCAATCTTATGCTTCGCGAAAAAATACCGATCCCCTTTTTTCCATCCAATAGTTCGCCCATTCCTACACCTTTTTCCATTAAACGACGAGAGGACACAAAGATAGCATTATAATTCTAGTAGTTCATCTTCTACTTGCATCTCTGCACTGGTATAAGGCAGATGATAATGATTACACCATTTGTGAAGATGGTGAATATATTTTTGATTGAACTCTTTGCGACTGTCCTCACCTGATCGGATAAAATGCCATTCACTTTCTCGTAAGATAGTGTGACGGGTATGCTTGTTAGGATGAAAATGGGTACAGAAGAGGCATGTGGCCTCATCCGCTTTGCACCAAAAGGATTCGTAGCGTTGTTTGCATATTTTACATTTATATTCCGTTTGTAATTTTCGAATTTCTTTATGGAGTAAATTAAAATCGGTTGCAATAAAGTTCATTGCCATTTCTTCTTCTACTAAATGATCAATTTTTTATCTGGACTGGATAGGAATGAAGTTTGACAAGCATTTTATTTTAGCGGCGTTCCATTTGCTATTTGTTGTCCCCCTCTTTTTGTTTATTGGCTTTCAGCGATCATCCACTCCCAGCTGGGTCTATTCTGCCATTTTTGTAATCGGTGCATTCATTTTGCTCTATCATGGATTTAAGTTGGTTGTACGGGTATTGAACCATTCAGACTATGCCTGGGTCAATGCCATCCATGTTGTCTTTGTTGCCCCTCTCTTACTCTATATTGGATATCACAAGAAAGACACCCCGCGATCTGCCTATGAACTCCTACTCATGCTCGGATTTGCAGCGGCAGGATACCACTTGTTCTCTTTAGTACGGCTGCTCGAGATTTATCCCGATTTTCATGATGCATAAGGAGTAGGGACAATGACACATGAATATAGTGATGATGAATGTGATCAATGTATGGCCTATACACAAATACGGAAGGACAGTGATAAATGGGAATGTAGTGTTTGTAAATTGGTAGAGGATATCGTTTATCTTTCCCCCCATCAACCCATTGTCTGGTATCGGTATGAACTCTCATGTGGACACCAAGCCCATTTTCGGTGTTTTCGCACCTGGTGCAAACAAAATGGAATTGCATGCGTAGTCTGTGGACCCATTGACGAATTCTGTGAAGAGTGCAATGATTTTGATCGTGTAAAATAAGTGATATCAAATAGATGAAGAGGGCCTATCGATTTCCGCGAAGATTTTCGCGATCCTATTGTATGAAAACACGATGTCATAAAATGGGATTTACGCAGAAGGCGTCTTGCCGCCCTTATAAAAACTGTTATACGAAGAAAAATACGAAGAAAAATAAGCGGTAATCAGTCTTAAGCCATAAGATGCCGAATGGCCTCAAATGTGTTATCATTTGCGACATCCATGCATTTTTTACAGTGATAGTAAAAGCCGCAACTTGATGAAAACTCAGTATCACAATCCGTGCATGTAATCACCTTCGTTTCTGGATCCTGCTGCATTTTCTCCTTCAGTTCTTCTTGATAATGGACGCGAAGACAATGAATGATGCAGTTTCCTTTCGTAAGCGCGGAAAAGGTACAGTCTTCAAACGGACAGCCGAATCGATTCGCCTCTTCCTTCTCCAATTCAGGGTGTTTCGAGCGCACATGAAGATCAAGTGTTTGCTTTTGAAGGAACCCCTTTTTGCATACTTTGCAGACATGATCAAGTTCTTCAAGGTGTTTTTTCATATGATAATGCATCGAATTTTGACGCTTTTTAACGATGTTGCACTGGGGGCAAACAAATTCGCCCTTATCGTTCTTGATATATTGCAGCATGGTGGTACCCGATTGGGGGCGAAATGAGATTTCAATTTTTTGTCTCATCGTCTAATTATTAATGGCTCCTGTGGTTTAGGTTCTAATCGATAGGAGTTATACTGTATATTCTATTAAAAATAGTATAAAGATGGATTATCGTACATACACTTTTGGAATCAATTCGCTTTTCAAGTATAGCGGATGTTTAGGAATTCCATTTTTTGAAAGATCAATACAATAAGGTGTTTGAACGAGTTCAGATAACCAGGTTGGCTCTTTTTGGTTATTTCCCCATGCATACACCACTTTGTCTGCCATTCCAATGAGATGTGTAATATAGGATACATTCTCTTTTCCAACGGGATCATCGGCATGTTTAAGTGCTTTTGGGTCAGTGCTGCGAAATGCATAGAGATTTGCTACATATACGCCGCCATATCCCCAGGATGTTGCAAATCGTATTACTCTGCGAATGGTTGGATCATCTACATCTGCATCTGCCGTGGATGGATTGAGCATGATAAATAAAATGGGTGGTTTGCTCTCATCCCATATTCTTGAAAGCTGATATCGATATATTTTGTTATCCGATAAAATGGCTGCCTTTTTCATTTCTACTCATTTTAAAAAATAAGTAATATCAATTTTTAAGAAGAATCCACCTTTTGAATATCAAACACAAACACTGCAATAGAACTCTTTTTCTTATCTGATCGAATGCGGTTAATGATCCATTTCCGATGATCATGTTCGATAATACGACCCACCGACAGGTAAGGGCCGCCATCAGGATCTACTGATTGCATTTCAGTTTTATTCATTGACATCGAATAATAAAGGACATCCTCACAAGTAACCGTTAGAGTGGTTTCATCACTTGATACTTTATAGTGTCGCTGCGTGTTGTAACGACTTCTCTCTGTCCATTCCATTTTGATTTCGATAAGATAGGATGAGATATCAATTTTTACGATGACTTGGACGCTCTGTCTTTCAGACAGTGCATACTATCCCATTTTCAATGGGACTAGGACCCCATCATATGGGTCATACTTTCAATGATATCAACAATGTCTTCATCCGTCTCATCCCCCACATACTGTTTATGATAATACCGCCATAGACGATCCATCTCATAGAGAACTCGTGCATAAGTGGCGAGATTGAATACAGGCGAGACCGACCATTCGTCGAGAAGTGTCTCCAGCATGTTCGCAATGGCACATGCCGTCTCATGAAGATACGGGTCTTTGTTATAGAATCGCTCCGACATTGCCTTCCATGATAGATCTGAATAGGCGTAAAGGTAGGTTGACCGCTGTTGATACCAGTCTTCATTTGGCTGAATACCATAAATCATCATATGCTGACTTTCTCTCACAAGAATCATAAGCTGTTCATGATTCGTATACTTATCCAATTCAGAAAGTTCCTCTTCAAGCTCATCCATCTCTGTCGGTACCATTTGATAAGGGTCTCATTGATTTCAATTTTTATTCGACGGTTTCATACAATATATAAAATGCAATAAGGAAGGTAATGATGATGGATTCTCGCATTCTATCTTGTAGATCATTTATACCTTTGGAGATTTAAACACATATTTATATCTATAAATAATGTCAGAAGATTTTGATTATATCCCATTTAAATACGATTGGCATAAAAATAAAAATACCTTACGATACAAAAATACTCATTATGGGTTTTGTAAAAATGATAAAATAGAATGTCATAGAGACCTTAATAAAGAGGAAATCCCTGTTACATCAATCGATGATTATTTTGATGGTAACCTTTTCCATTCTATTTATGGATACACTACCCATCAATCAGCCCCATTACATAAAGAACATCTTTGGTCAAATGTAGAACATGCACTAGAAGATGAATCGACAAAGATAATTAAAAAATGGGATCCTTACAATGGTGTAGTTTGCCGAACTTTTAATATTCCTGTTAAAAACTACATTCTTAAAGATAGTGTGATACATAAAGAATTGACTTGGTTAAAATGGAATAAACAGTATTATAATCCAAACTATTTATACACATTTGATGGAAATGAAGATGATTCAGTAGGTGTATTACAAAAATACTGCCCATTAACATGGACAGAACCAGAAATAGACAATATGGAATCGACGGGGCGAAAAATATTCAATCAAAGGAAAAAGAAAAATAAATTGGTTCAAACAAGAGAATGTTATTATCAAATTGATCTCGGCTCTATCAAACATATCCAATCCATTGTTACTTTTGGTAAATATCCGAGTAAAAGACCCTTTCCAAAAAGAAAATATAATTATAACAGTTATTATTGTGATACGAACAAACCATATGTTAATGTTGTTGAGGTCATAAATGATGATTCATTTGTTACAAACTATTCCGTAGCATATAAAGATTCTCAAACTCA